CGTATTTTGTGGAACGTGATTCATCCCAAACTTGTGCTGCTACTGTAAATCCTGTTAAATTTATTGCCGTTCCAGAGTTATCTTTCAGCACAATAGGAACACTGTGATCTGATCTTCTTTGAATAGTCATATTATATGTTCCAGGTGCTATTGCCATTAATCCGCAGCCTCAGTTGTATTAGTTTTTGCCCACTCAAGATATTCTTGGTACATAGTATTATCGGGATCTTTTGGAACACCCCATTTAACACCATCTATAGTTACCTCAATAGTTTCGATAACTGTATCCATAAATTCATTGTTTTTGAATTTTGCGTGTGTAATAGTCATAATTCTGCGTCAAATTGTACGTTTTGCACACGACACCAAGTAGTGTGCCATCTAGTTCTAGCTGTATCCATTGACCAAGCGACATTTAAATTATTATCATAAGCCCAACTTAAACCGCCTGATGTGCTATTTATTCCATATAATCCACCTCTATCTACACCGATACTTGTAGCAGTAGTGCAAGTACATGATGGATTAGCTCTCATTGATACTGGCACAACATGAGTTAATTGTGCTGTAGTAGCCGCAGAAGATTCAATATAACCACTTACACCCTGTTGAATATATTTTACATAATATCTTTGACACTCTCTAAGGTTGTGAGCATAAGACTTAAATTCAAAATCTGTAGCAGTTTGACCAACTTCTATTTGCACTCCTGTCATTTCAAATGTAGCGTCATTAGTTGTGTACCAACTTGTACTAAAATCTGGTGATCTTACACTAGCGTTAAAAGCTGCCCATTGATTTAAAGTAACGGTTCCTGTTTGATCTGTGCCACCAAACAGAGTTATATTAAAAACTAATCCTGTGCCATTATTATTATCAAATTGTAAATTAGAATTACCTGGAACTGTTTTTGTAATTTTAGTCCAAGTATTTGCTGACAACGTGCCTGTTTCATAAACATAACTCTGTCCTGTGCCATCTTCAGTTGCTAATCTTCCATAAAAATTTTGTGAAATACTAGACCTAACATAAAAAGACAAAGTGATATAACTTGATGATGATGTATAGTTCCAGCCACTATTTCTCATATTTTGGGCTTCAACTTTTTGTTCTATTCTTATTCTGTCAGCCGCTCCAGCACCACTTGTTTGGTTTCCATTTGTTACCTTTAATGCTTTTGTAAAACCTTTTGTATAAGGCAAATCTGAGGTACTTAAATCAACCGCTGCAAAAGTAGGTGCTTCATCTGTACCATTAAAATTATGTTTAAATCTATCAACGGCATAATCATTAGAAGTTGTAGACGATGTTCCACGTTGAGACACCGCCATATTTCCATTAATTATTAAATTACGATTAGGTTTATTAGTAATATTGGCAGTGCAAGTTCCATCAGAATTATTGATAGTGATAGCTGCTGTACTAGCTCCTACACCTTTGACACTGTTAACTTTAATTTCAGACATTAGTAAGCCTCCGTCATTATAGTTATATCATTTCCATCAATAGCTTCCCACTCTAAATATGCTTGATAATCAATATTATCTGGATCGGGTGGAATACAAAATTCCTTACCATCATCATCTGTAAACTTTATCGTGTGTTTTTCTGAGCTAGTCCATTCGTACTTCATAATAAAACCTCCTACATTTCAGCTACAAGTAAAACATCAGCCGTTAACTGCTGTCCGTCAGTACCACCAGTTGTAGCGATACCAACAGCAGTAAAAGATAAACCCCTTTTGTCTACTCTTTCATATAACAGTGAACTCATATTTTGTGAATGAACAGAAGTTAGAGTCGTAGCTGTAGGTGCAGCCCTCATTTCAGTAAAATAATTCATATTATTACCAGTTCTAGCAGGGTTATCTGATCTATAGTCATTTCTTGTATGACCTCTAACTACTTGGCAATATCTTTGACAAGCTGCAAGTTCAACAGAAAAAAGTTTATGTTCAAAGTCAGTAGCCACAGTTCCAACTTCAAATTGAACACCTGTTAGTTGAAATGTAGCACCAGCAGTAGATGTAAGACTTACCGCACCACTAACTGAATATTCCGCTGAACCTTGCCAAGTATCAGCAGTTCCTTGAAAGTTACTTCCCACAGATAAAGCCCAAACAAGTTGAAAAGATACATTAGCATTATTAGCCCATGTTCCAGTTGTATCTCCTGTAATTGTTTTTGTAATTCTAGTCCAAGTATTTGCAGAACTAATTGAATATGTAAAAGGAAAGGATCTGTTTGAAGCTCCATTAACTATGGCTGCACCAAAATTTCCAGTAAGACTTGATTTTACATAAAAAGATAAAGTGACAGTTTTTGCATCACTTGAACCAAATTCTAAATGTGCTGTATCAAATCCTTCTAACGCTGTTTTTATAAAAGCATTTTCACTAGCTGATGGGGTAAAAGCTGTTCCAACTGTATATAACAAAGAATCTCTAAAACCTACTGGTGAATCACCATTTCTTTCTGCTGTAAAACTGCCAGAACTTGTATCTTTTATGACACGAAAACGATCAACTGGGAAAGCTAAATGTGTACTTACATTGCTTGTGCCTCTTTGATTTATCATCATTGCTCCGTTTGAAACAATATTTCTATGGCTAAAAGCGGTTCCATTTAGACCTGTTACGGCTTGCAAGCTATCATTTGAGTCTTTAGTTGTAATAACTCCATCAACATCAGTACTTGGCAGTTTTATTGTTCTGTCTGATGATGGGTTTGTATCTGGTGCTGTGATTGAAACACCATTACCACCAGAATGTTTTAACTTAATAGAACTCATGGTTTGGGATTAGCCTCTTTTACTGCTTTGATGTGGTTCGCCCACGTTCCAGTTGTATCTAGTTTACCAGCGACCATATCTGCATACAACATATCAAGTTGATCTCCAAAAGAAGCATAAACAGTAGATCCATCAGTTGTTCTATCGGTTTTGTACTTAACAGCAGCAGCTTCAGCATTTAGCGTGGTTCGTGCAGTATCTACCTTACTTTGCTCAATAGTAATTAATTTATTATCTTTATCAAAAACGCCAAAACTATCATCAATAGTTACAGCATCAGGATATGCTCTGCGTATTGCTTCGTGATCTAATATAGCCATTATGCTCCCACCTCCTGAATAGTAATTGATGACATGGCTCTTGGAGCCCAGATTGCATTGTTGTTAGCGTGCATACGATTTAACTTGACATCAGCACTGTCTCCATCAAGATTTACAAGCCTAACATCATAAGTAACTTGATTTGTATTTGAAACTGTATGCAGATACATTACGCTTAAATTTACCATTGCAAATTCGTGTTTAGTACTATCAGCCACAGTGCTGGCAGCCGAAGCAACTCTAGTTTGGTTGCTTTCTCCTGTATCACCTCTTGCTCCGCTAATAATACTACCGCCAGCAAATAATTGAATACCAATTCTAGGTAAACCAGATACATTACTACCGCCACAGTTTGCCACTACAGAAATTAATAATTTACTATCTGATTTAAGCGGAGTAAAATTTAACGACATTACAGCACCACTAACTCCACCAGCACTCATAGATTGTGAAAAAGTGTCTGTCTTAGTTGTTTGAGCTACCTGAATAACATGACCGCTTGTAACAACTCCATTATTTGTAATCTCCATTCGTTCAACACCACCAGTTGACAACTTAATGGTGTCAGCAGAAGGGAATGTTATGCCTGTGTTGCTGTCAGATCCAGCCAATGCAGGTGCAGATACACTTCCGTCAACTCCAGAAATACCAGTTGTTCCGTTAATGTTTAATGCCATGTCTATAAGATAACAAGGATTGAACCGCTTGGCACGGTTATAGTAACACCAGAATTAATTGTTGGTGAAACTGAATGAGCGTGTTTATTGGTAGTGATTTCATAGTTCTGAGTGACATTTTGATCGTTCTCAAATACCCACTGATCGTTACCACCACCTGTTGCTCCTGCACCACCAGCAACGGCTGTAAAAATAGTACCATTAAATATCTCAGCTTCAGTTGTTGTTGAGTTAAATCTTATATCTCCAGCAGCAGGGCTACCTGGTCTTTGGGCTGTCGTACCAACGGGTAATCTTAATGCAGAAGTATAGTTATTAATTATTGGTCCTGTAAAAGTAGCTCCAGTAAGAGTTGCTAGACCTAAATTAGGCAGCGTAATGTTACCAATAGTTGTAAAAGTACCCGTTCCAGAACTGACAGATGTGCATATTTTTAGTTCATTAGTTGCTGTATTTATATGAGGTTGAAATGCAGCTACGTTTTCTGCACCACTTGGATCGCCACTAGCAGAGTTTAATGTTCTTAACGCTTGAAATATATCTTTCATCGCAGTGCGAACTTCCGCACCAGTACCGTTATCGGGATGGAAATTATTTCCTGTCTCTTTACCTGTGCTAACTACTCTAGTCATCTAACAAGAAATGTTTTTCCCATTGTACTATCCTTTGCCGAAACCGACAGCTTGGAACGTAAATTGTTTCCCATTGATAGCGTTATTGGAAGCATCTTTAAATACAATAGTAAAACCTGTGCCAGTTATATTTGATAGTTGGAAAAATTCTCCAGCAGCTAAATTCTGACAAGTAATACCGATAGATGGAGGATTACTATTTTGACCAGCATCAAGTCCAGTAGCTCCTGTAAAGAAAGCATTAGCAAAAGTTACATTTGTAGATCCGTTAGCTGTAATCACATTACTTTGTTCAGTTCTTCTTAAAAGTGTTGCAGTAAAACCAAGCTCAGTAATTTTTATATTTTGTGCTGGATCATTTGTTGTTAACTCTGATCTAAATTTGAATCCTCTGCCTTTATACGTTCCGTTTGCAAAAATATTAAATGGTTTATTATTGAAATCTGAATCTGCATAGTTTGAACCACTAGGAGCAGTGCTTGTTACAGCAACAAGTATTTTTGCGTTTACATCTGTAGCTTCTGCACCATCAAAGTCTGTCCAAGTATCAATTAATTCTGTTCTTGAATCAAATAAAGTACCGATATAAAATCCTTCTGTAAGAAAATGACGTTTTAAATCCAAGCTGAAAACGCCTCCTAAATCTACAAAATTATCGAAATCATAGTGACCTTTCATATTGCGTTTTACCACCACATCTCCTGATGTAGTCAACGCAGCACTCGCTGTAACAGTAAAAACATTTGCATCAGTTACAGAAGCAACTGCAAAGTCACCATCAACTGCATTTCCACTTGTGTAATCTATCTCGACAACTTGACCCTGGGAAACACCATGACCAGTAGAAGTTATGGTAACTGTAGTTCCTGATTGAGCATACGTTCCAGTTAATCTAGCTGGATTTGTAAGCATTAATGAATTACTTGGAGCGTCAAAGTTAATATTGGTTTTATCACCTTGAAACTTAGGATTATCGTTATCTTCTCTTCTTGTTAATGCTGTTAGCTCAGATAAATTATCAGGAAGGTCAATAACTACACTTGCTTCACCTTTACTAAATCTACCTCCGTCATCTTGAAACTTTAATATATATTCTCCTTCTAAATACGGAACTACAGCTTGAGTAGAGTTTCCAGGCAAAGCATCTATTAAATCAACTGCATTAGCAAAAGTTCCTGTACCATCTGTCTTTGTAGAGTGTCTTACATAGACAAATCCACCATGAGTAACATCAATATCTTTTGCTATATCCCATCTAAGTCTGATTAATTTATCTGAGAAAGGTTCAATAGATACATTTTTAACGTCATCTGGAACAGCAGTTTTACCAACCGCATTAAATGTTAAATCAGTAGATGAAGAACTTAACTGCAATGCTGCGTTAAAACTGAATACTTGAATTTCATACGTTCCAATAGAAGTGTTAAATATCTCAAAATCAGGAGATGATACAGAGGTAGAAACAAAGTTACCGTTGTTAAAACGATAGTTAACTTGGTATTGAGTAACACCAGCAATAGGTTGCCAACTAATAATTAATTTAGAAACTGCTCGATTATTAATAACAACTAACTTTTCTTCAGCAACAAGAGCAGAAGGTGGTGGTTTTGGAAGGTTTAAGACCGATACAGTTCTTGGTGTCAAAGGAACACCATCTTCAATAAATGGATATTTCCCTGGGACATAAGATAAAGCTGTTATTACATAGTTAATTCCGTCTTGCTCTTCAACTGTTATTACTCTGAATTTTTGAGGTAAGACTTCATCATTTTCTAATAACCAAACACTGTTTACATTTGGAGTTGTGCTAAACGATAACTGGGTGTTAATGACATTGCCTACTATCGAAGATATACCACTTTGTTCTACAGTTCCATCGGGCATTATTACACTTATCTTTGCATTATTTGTATTTACTAAATCTGTCTCAGACGTATCATCGACAGTAATACTACTTGTAGTGGCTGCTTTAATTCTGCCACCTCTTCGCACTCCAGACCTTACAGGATCAGCAATGTCAATGACAGCACCAGGTCTGACAACTACTCCAGAGTCTATAGATGTTGCAAAAGTAACTAATTCTGATTCATTTTGTTCAGCAAAAAGAATAGCTTTTCCAAAACGCTTTGCTTGACCTCTTGAAGTACATCCAAAGGCTTTTACTTGTTTAGTAATTATTCCATACTTTTGCTGTGCAGGAATATCATCTACAAGTTCAAAATCTATCTCTCTACTATCCATGTTGAAATAAGAGACAGCTATTGCTGTATGTCTGGTTTTTAAACTGCTGCCAGAATAACTAAATCCTTCTTCAGTAACATTTGCCAAACTAAATAAATAACTACTATCTTTAGGACTATCTTGAGTAAGCTGGATCGTACCTGCTGACCATAAAGGCATACAACGCATAACACTAGCTAAATCATTTATTAAATCAAAAGCATCATTACTAGATAATATATTTGCATTGCAGCTAAATCTAGCTTCTTGCCCTCCTAAATTATCATCAACAAGTTCGTTAGCAAATTTACTTGCAGTTACAAAGGAAAACAAATCTAAGTTTTCATATCGTTTAGCGTCAGTGCTTTGATCTGGTGCAATATGCACACCGAATCCGTACCTTTTATCTGTAAGCATATCAAGTAACACCATCGCAGGGCATGAGCACCATTGGGCTGCTCCCATAACGCCATTAAATATATAGCCAGGTGGATAATATATTCTGCCTGTATTGCCATCTACAGTTGGCGTTCCAGAATTGTTTGCACCTGCACCTGGAATCTTTACTTTTACACCTCTAATCCTAAATTTTCGATTAGGTATAGATGAGAACTGCATTGAGTCCAATCGAATAGAAGTATATGCACTGTCAGGATATGTATTGGCATCATCAATTATTTCTGAAAAACTTGTCCATTGAAAAGCATTTATAAGATTAGAACTTGTACTATCTGCTGTAATTCTTTTGACTCTAAGATCAACAGGAAATGCACCATTTAAAACTATACTGTAATCTTTTTGATAAGCGTCAGCAGTTCTACCTCGTATAGTGTCATCAATCCTTAGTTGGTATCCACCATTATTGAATTGAACAAATATCTGTAATCTTACTTCTGAACCAAGTAAATCTCCGTTATCTTTTGCGTGTTGTATCTGAGGGAAAGTAACCGTAATCCTAGCTCTATCAGGATTATTTGGACTTTTATCTGCAATTTGTCTAGTTACACCATTTATATCACTATTTTTAACTTCAACTCCTACAGATATAGTTGATGCACTACTTTCAATTCCAGGAATTTTTGATTGATTGTTAGTACCAAATCTAGTGTCAAATCGTACGTTTTGAAAATTAAAATCTGTAGGTATGGGAGCAAGTGAATTAGCGTTAGCTTTTAATATTGGCGTGTTATTTAAAAATACATCTTTCTTAGCAGCATTATTGTAAGCAGTACTTCCTTTAGCATGACCTTCTCTAGATGCAGTAGCAAAACCTTCTATCTCACCTTCAGATATAAGATCAAGGAAAGTAGCAAACTGCCTACTATGTAAAGTATCAGGAGTTCTGGTCGGTTGAGGGGGAGGAGGAGGACTACTACCGCCTCCACCGCCTCCGCCTCCGCCACCGCCAGAGCCGATAATTTTCTTTGGTGCGTCTGTCATGCTTGTACCTGCTCGGTGTCTATAGCTCCAGAGATTACTACAGATCCAGTAACAATCTCACCATATACAACTGGTACAGGTGTGCCAGCCCTTCCTGTATTTTGAGTTCCTCCAAAATTAAAAGATATTCTAGGATCTTCTTCACTATTAAATTCTTTTGGTTTGGGTAACGGAAATAGCAACTCCGAAACTCCTTGCAACATTAGAGAAGCACCAACATATACTAAACCTTTAGCTAATGCACCTGCTTTTGCAAATCCAAATCCTGTTGCAATACCTTTTTTTAAAGCCAAACCTTGTGGAACAATAAATGCAGTTGCAATTAAAGCCGCACCAAGTAATATTTTTCCTACACCTCTTCCAGCACCAGCAATAACAGGAACAATATGTATGTCTTCCTGCTGTCCTATTGGAAGTTGTATTTCTTCTTCATCAACTGCATAATCACCAACTTTTACTTGGTAATACTGAGGATTCATATATGGTTCTATTTGAGGAAAATTATTTACTAAAAAACTTACAGCTTTTGGTATAGTGCTTGCTTCAATTTCAAATTCTTTATGACCTACAAACTCAGCAAGTTCTCCGTATAGCTTTAATTTACGCAACATAACGATACCTAGCTCCTGTGCATTTTAATAGCCATTGAGAATAAGGTTCTCTACAAGATAGTCTATCGGTTAAATGATGTAAAACATCTCCATCTATAAAAATAGCTACATGATTTAAACCTGGCGATCCAATAGACATAAGTATTGCGTCACCATTTTCCGTTTTTTCATCTGGTCTTAATTCTCTAAAACCTGTTCTCCACGCACAACTTTCAAACAATGGATTTGAAATAAATTCTTCTGGAGTTGTAGGTCTATCCCAATCTTTTAATTGAACACCTCTATTTTCTTTATACCAATCCCTGACTAAACTCCAGCAATCTGTAACACCCCAAACCCACGGTCTTCCTAACAATGCTGGTTTATATCCACAAGGCTCTAGGTATGCCCACTCTTCAGTTTTAGGATTAACAATATGCCACGGAAGATTACTTTGTTCGCAACTAATTTTATCTGCTTCGCTAGGTGTAGGTGGTGTAATCGGATGACTATGAACAACAGCAGTAATATCACCTGTATTATCTGCCTTTATGTAATCCTCTGGGTCGATTATAAAACATTGATGATCTGTCATAGATAGATTACGACAAGGGAAATACTTCTCTTTACCTTTTACGTTTAACAATAAGCCACAAGATTCTTTTGGATCTTCACGTTGAGCATGAAGTAGTGCTTTATATTTCCAAGTCATGTTATAAAATTACCGATAGAAGGAAAATCTTTTCTAGTACATTGACGTTGAGGTGCTCTTACTCCTACAAGATCAATAGCTGCTGCTAATTCAAACTCTACTACATCTCTATTTTCTGCTGATTTTCTATCTATTTTATAAATTTCTCTTGGAAACTCGGCTGTAGAATCTGGTGTACCTAATGGATTTGAGTTGCCTGGAAAATTTACAGCATCAATATAACGTGCCAAAGTTCTTATTCTTGTTACTGTAGCTCCTGCTAAATCGTTTCCTGCTGTTACTTTATTTACGTTAAGCAAAATAGCTGTAATAGTTCCTAAAGCATTACTAACACTAAGTTTTGGTCTAGGTAGTTGTCCTTTTTGAAAAGCAAAACCAGTAGCTTGTATTGGCATTTTTAAATACTGATCTCCAGCCCATACAATATCCTGATTATTATTTAAACTTGTACCATTGTGAAATCTATAAACCTGACTAGAACCATGTAATACTGCATCTGTTTCAAGAGTAAATAATTCAATAATTGCAGAGGGATTTACACTTTGAAGATCACTAATGACAGAACTACTCATGCTTCAAATACCTCCCTGAAAGTAGCTTGAATTGTGGCTCTATTGTTATATGGTATTGATTTGTTCCAGCTTTCGCAAACAAATTGCATTGTGTCGGATTCTTCGGGTAAAAAACCGCTAGGAAAGTCAAAACTGTCACTATCTAATGCACGGGCATCAAGGAAATTTTCTATAACATCTGCATCTGCTTCTGAAACCTCATAAGTAAGATTAAAAACTTTTGGATTTTGATGTTGTGACAAGCCAAATAAAATTCTGTGTTCAAATCCATCTGCGAAACGAATAGTTCTAGTATTTGGTGCGGATGTTTTTCTTTGTCCGTATTTAGGTTTTATTGAGGGAAACGTAGCCATTATGCAAGTAATCCTCCAGGTCTTTGCTGTTGTATTATTTCAGATTGTACCGCAGCCGAAATAAGTAATCCAAGTTCTTTTCCTTGCTCTTCATCACCTTCAACAGAAGAACCAGAAGCATCTACATTTACAACTATATTTGTTGAACCCATAGCATGATTTGGAATTATAGTACCTGCTCTATCTGGCATAAATAACTCTGGTCCTCTTTCTCCTACGATTGAAGGTCTACCAATAGGAGGTCTACCACCATTTGCAAAGCTCATTACAGGTTGCATAGCCGAAGTACCCACACTATGTCTACCTAAAATATTTGCACTAGTTCCAACTCCTTGTTGACGCATACCCATTGGGTTACTACTCATGCCACCACCAAAAAATCTCAATCCAATACCTAATATTTGCATTTGTATTTGCTTTGCAATCATCTGTGCAGCCATATCTAAAAACGCATCTGCTGTACGCATAAATAAATTTCTTAATGCGTCTTGTGCTGTCATTGATCCTTTTACTATTCCTTTAAATGATTCCCCAAAAGCACTTCCTACTGTGTCAGCTACAGTTGTAACCATATAACCTACACTGTTTAATTTTTTAAGTTCTTGTGCTGTTTTATCTATAGCAGATGGAATACTATAACTCATTCCCTGAACTTGAGTATCTAATTCTGTTAACAAGTCTTGAAGTTCTGGCAAATCACTTAATAGTTCATCATAAAACTTTTTAATTTCTGCAACACGTTCTTCCATATTTTCAGAAGATTTTTTAAAGAAATCAGGAAAAAAGTCTTCTGCATTTATAAACATTTTTATTGCTATAAACGTTTTTAATTGTTCTTTAAGAATATCTAATATTTTATCTCCTCTAGTAATCTGCCTTGCTTCCGCTAATTCTCTTCTATAATTTTCTTCTAATATCATTCGATTAACTTTTAACTGCATATCTTTAAAACTTGTTATTTTTGCTTCTCTCAATAATTGAATTTGTTGTTGAATACTTAATCCATTTTGAGTATCTAATATTGCTGTCATAAGTGTATTCGTATCACGCATAGCAGCTAAATTTTTAAAAGTATTAGGGTTATCACCAAAAATAAATGCAGCAGATTCCCCTGCTTCTCCAAACCTTGCAAATTCTGTAGCAACAGCAATAACTTCATCTTTAGTCATTCTTAGAGTTGATCTCATTTGATTAAAAGATTCTCTAGTAAATCCAGCAGAGTGTCCTGCATTTTCAAATGACCTACTAATTTTT